ACAGGTGCTACAGGTGCTACAGGTGCCGTAGGAGCTACAGGTGCTACGGGAGCGACAGGAGCCACGGGAGCCACGGGAGCCACGGGATCTACGGGAGCCACGGGATCTACAGGAGCTACAGGAGCCACGGGGGCTACAGGTGCTACAGGAGCCACCGGTGCTACAGGTGCTACGGGAGAGACAGGTCCCACAGGTGCTACAGGTGCTACAGGTGCTACAGGAGCCACAGGTGCTACAGGTGCTACAGGTGCTACAGGTGCCGTAGGAGCTACAGGAGCCACAGGTGCTACAGGTGCTACGGGAGCCACGGGACCTACAGGAGCCACGGGACCTACAGGTGCTACAGGAGCCACGGGACCTACGGGAGCCACGGGACCTACAGGTTCTACGGGATACACTGGATACACTGGATACACTGGACCTACGGGAGAACAGGGAATTCAGGGAGAACAGGGACCTACGGGTGCGGCAGGTTTAGGATATGCGCCGATTGTAGCTTCAAGCACTCCCGTGGTCGTGCCATTAAACAACTCCCCAACAGTACTTACAGACGGAAACTACGGGGCGTTTGCTCCGGGAGATCGGGTACTCTTTGTAGATAAGACTTTGGGATCCACTCATTACGGATACGGTTATATTCTGGATTTCGATAACCCATCTCCTGGATATGTACGAATAACACTGGAATCATCTGGAGGTGATGTTGCTCCTGGAGAAACGACATCTTCGTTATGGCAGATCCAGTTATCTGGTGTCATGGGACCTACGGGAAAGCGCGGAACGATTATTTTCGCAGGATACGGAACTCCTCCTGGAATGACTGGAATGCAGCCGGATCACGTAACTCCGGTAATAGGCGATTTCTTTTTTGATATAAATACGTCTAACTTATACTACAATTCAGTTTAATCGGTTCATGAAAATACTCTCTACACCAGAAGATAATATAAATGGTTCAAAACTGGTCATTACTTACAGAACTTATGGGTCAGACTGGACCCACAGGTTTGCAAGGTTCTACTGGCGTTATTGGAGCAACCGGTGCTACAGGTATTTTTACATTTGTGGGAGCAACTGGAGAAGTACTATACTTTGATGGAACAATTGTAACAGGAAATACCGGATTTAAATATACACCGGGTAATAATGTAACGTTAGCAGGTGATTTCTTACCTATATCCGATTCAAGATATAGTCTTGGTGCTACTGGTTTGAGATGGGGTGAAATATATGTAGGACACGGTACAATTAATATTGCTGGTCCATCTGGATCATCTGCAGTTGGTAAAATTGGTACAGATGACAATTCTATTGTATACACTCAATCTGGTTTTGCATCACCATTTATTAATATTGGTCCTTCTATTAATACAGAATTAGCACCAGGTTTAATTGGTGGATGGCAAATTGGACCAATAGGTACATTAGGCACAAATAATTATGATCTAATTGCACAACAAAAATTAAGTACTGGTGGTTTAACTGGATCAGTATACTCACTCATCCGTAACCCTGGTTCAACAGGAGCCACAGGTTACACTGGACCAGCCGGTCAAAATGGTGTAAGTGGTGGATTAGTGTTATTTATAGATTCAGCAACGGCAACTGCTCCCACAAGTGGAACACTGTCTACAACAGTAAATCTAGGAACTCAGACAAATGTAACAACATCTGGAGATAATGCAACAGTTCTTGCGGGTACATTTTTAACAGCATCAAGTACTTTAGCATCACCAGTAATTGTATCTGGTTATTGGGATTTTAATATTTATTTTTCGAGTGCTACAACATCAAAAGTAACATATTATGCTGATTTGTATTATGTAGATTCCGATGGGTCTAGTAATCCAGTATTAATATCAGCAGGTAATTCAGCAAGTGCTACAAAAGTTACAGCAAGTACTGAGGGGGTATATAACTATTCTTTGTTTGTTTCAGGATTTACCTTACCAGACTTAACACACCGTATAAGAGCCAGAATTTATATGGTTTTTGGAACTGGTAGTCAAACGGCTGTAATGCAATTCCGCGACGGCACAGTAAGTCATATTCATACTACATTAGTGTCGAATCCTGCAATTGGAGCTACGGGACCTACAGGTGTTCAGGGATCTACGGGGCTTATGGGAGCTACTGGATCTCAAGGTATTCAAGGAGTTACGGGTCCTACAGGGCCAGGACAGAACTTCGTATCAAGTTATAATTTTTGGGTATCAACAAACGGTAACGATACTACTGGAAACGGTTCGGTAATTAATCCGTATGCATCAATTTCCAAAGCTTTGGTTGCTGCTTCCAGTATTCCAGATACGATCCAAGTAAATATTCAGTTGTATTCTGGAACGTATACTGAAAACGTGAGCATCACACGAAACGGTACGTACATTACAGGTCTGGGACGAATCGAAGATGCAGTTATTATTGGAAACGTTACGTTTGGCGTTGTGACAACTAACGCATTGGCAGTGGGGATGTACGGTGTATATATTAGTGGAACTGTTGGTATTACAGGGGGAACTAGTTCTGCATCTGGGGCGACGTATTCGTTAATTGACTGTGTTGTGGATTTATCAAGTGTGTCGGGCAATGGTATTACGGCATCAAAAACACAAAGTGGAAACTCTAGTATACAATTAACCAATGTGAGTGTCACTACATCTAATGGCACTCCTCTAGTTCTTGATACGGTTCGGGCACTTATTAATCAGTGCCAGCTTGGAGTAATAGGAACAGATTCTTGCTTGACAACGACCGGAAACGCAACAGCCACATGTTCATCAAGTACATTTATAAGTTATGCTAATAGTGCCGCAAGTTCTGCTTTAATATCCATTAATAATACCACAGCTACGGGAACAGCATTTAGCTTTGATGCGTGTAATTTCAAATATGTATACGGGGTAACGGGCACAAACAAATGCGCTATAAACTTCAATAATTCTCAAAGTTTATTGAACTCTAACCAGTTCACGAACTGTACTTTCAACGTATTTGGATCATTCAACAATTACGTGATTCAGAGAAATGGAGCAGGAACTCTGGGAATTTATTGGGGAATCAATACTGCAACCCCTTCACTGCTTCCGGCATCAGGAGGAGGACTTACTTATACGAATCTGGGAGTATTGAATAACGTGATTGGTCCGACCGGGTCTGTTGGTGCGACAGGTGTCACAGGCGCTACTGGAAAAACTGGACCTACGGGTCCAGCGGGCACAAATGGTACTAACGGTTCAACAGGGGCTACGGGATATACAGGTCCCGGTGGTGCATGGAAAGCATTAATTACAGCACCTACTTCAAAAACCTTTGCAGCATCCGATGCTGGAAATCTTTATACCGTAAGCGGTTCAGGAACACTCACTTTGGCAGCAGGAACATTGGCAACCAACGAATTCGTTATCCTTAAAAATGCAGGAAATACGACCATTACTCTGTCTGGTGCAACAGGTGCAACAGGATTGTACGGTGCAACTGGTTCTGCAAACGGGGGAACAGTTTTTGTGTATAATAACGGAGGTCTATACGCCTATTAGTTTTGTAATAATCTTGTAGTACAAATTCTAATTCTCGAGGAACGGATAATTTGAGTATCACTATAAGAACAATGATATCACTCTTGTGGTTATTTGTTGGCGTGCTTGTCGGCCTACTCATTGTCTCGGTATTCTCGCCTCCTCCCCGCGACGAAAAAGGGGTGCCTACTCCTGACTCAAAAAAGCCGTTTCATACAGCTACGGGATGCGTCAAGTTCAAGGCTGTGGATGTCCCGTGCGACGGAAAACAAACCTCCCTCAATTTACTCGCTTCCCAGTAATAATAGAAATGATCAGTCGTATCATCGGGATTTTTCGCAACGAGAAAGCTGTACCCTTCCTTTCCTTTTTAATCGGAATGGGTGTTACTATCATGCTATTTCATCGCCCGATTCCTGTTCGCCAAGCTTTGTCTGTTCCCCCATCAGACATCGAAGGCAGAGTAGTTCGGCATGGTGATAAATGCATAAAGTATGTTGCGGAAGACGCTGAATGTGAATTACCGTCGTTTAAATAAAAGATGGCGGAAGGTGCGACGGACTTAAATGATTTACTCGGATCCGGGCCCGTCCAGAATCCCCAGCTGCCCCAGTCGACAACCTTTTCCCCAATTGTGACTGGAGGCACTGACCCGTTTCTTACCAATGGTTTTCAGGACGCCCAGCCTCACCGTCCCGCCGCCACTCTGCACAGCAACCAGCACATGTTCAGTACAATGCGGTACGCAATGAAAAATCTCATGACCTATTTTGGTTTCTTTCTAGCCGCCATGATTATTTCATTGTCGACACCTCGCTCGCTGATTCTGCAGTACATTCCGAACACGTATACGTCCGGCGGTGTTCCCTCATATATGGGCGCCGCAATCCTAGCAGGGGTCGCTGTCGCTATCGCTTATGTGGTGGGCACACTCGGCAGCAGCCTCATTTGAGTCGGAGTACATGACTTTCAGTAGCCCGTACTTCTTAATACACTTCTCCAAGAACTTGACGCACGAGGCGCAAGGTTTAGAGTTCATAATTTGATTCTGTTTGTTTACACGAACCACCTTCAAAATACAACCACGCAGTTGTGACACGTCACCAAGACTTTTCACAACTGCGCGTTCAGCGTGTATTGTTTGATTTGAATATCCACATCCACGAGATCGGGAGCCAACCCTATTCCGGGAACTCGCGATCTCCTTACCGTGCTTCTCGATGCTCGCATAATGCAAGTGTGTAGAATTGAAGTACGGACTGTACTTCTGCATTTTATTTGTTACTCTTCCTGTATTCATTCAATCCATATTCGTTTTCCAAAAAAATTAAGAGCGGTTCTTATGAATTGGGCATTCACAAACGTGATCGTGAATCGTGGTATGAACACGGTATTCCATCGTAAAGTCCTCCTGCTGCTTGTACGTAAAACTAACATCGGGAACCGAATGCCGGCCGTCGGCACGAGGAGGATGCTGGTCGCTTAAATAATATGGAGCATCAAACTGCCTCTTCACAAACTCCTTCGTCACATCTACATTCTCTAGCGTGTTTAGGTAAGCGTTCACGACATACGCTGCATCCTTAAGAGACGTGGTCGTAAAGTTGGCGATAGGCTTACTGGAATCGTCGCCGTAAACTAGGGTTGTGAACACGGACATGGCTTATGATTGAATTAACTCACACAATCTTTAAACCTTGTTTTTCGTTTAAAATGTTCCCACCTAGTAGAAGCAATGACTTCGCTATTGAGAAATAGGAAGCAGGGGTGGCAGTTTGAGCCCGCCGCAAAAATTCATACGAATATCATGTTTGGTCCAGGAATGTACTTGAATCCAGGGTTCGTCAAGGCTCATAATATCAGTCATGTCGTGAACTGTGCTTTTGATAAAGATAGTCCCCTATGGTTTCGCACAAAGTACCCTGGTAATTACGTGTGTCTTGAAGCGCTGGACAGTCTCGAAGAAAACATTCTCAAATGGTATCCAAAATTTGAACAAACTATGAATACCTTTTTACGTAGTCCTGGATCCGGAAACATTTACGTTCATTGTCAGTGTGGAATCAACCGGTCTGGATTTTTGGCATTACTCTTTGTGTGTAAGAAGTTCGGGTACTCTTTCGAAGTCGCGTCATCTGCTATTCTCAAACAGCGGCCGTGCGCACTCACGAATTCCGAGTATAAGCGCCAAGTAAAATCACATTTAGAACACAATGGCAGACCTCGGGTTGAACTCGCTGTGGAGTGACGTTAAGAACAAAGACCCGGCAGCCGAAGAGGCTATAAAGGGACCAGATTACAGTTATGCGGATAACGTTCCTAAACCCAGTGGTCCTGGCGGATTAGGTGTAGGAACTGATGGTTCGTTCAGTCAGTTAGGCACAAATTTAGGTGCGGTAGGCACTTATGTAGATACGTTAGTGGGAACCCGCGAAATGGGCGATCAGTATTTGGTGAATACCGGCGGTACGTGCACTGCTCCCGACGGATCTATTCAAGCCAGATTCAATTACATAAGTAACAAACAAGCAGGATTAGTGGAAGGTGTTTTGGGAGATATTGGGGGGTTGAACCCTACATACTTAATGAACTCAATGACGGCTTCGGCATCTCCGGCATGTAAATGTTATCAGTGTGACGTAACATCTGGAGATCCAGCAAATTGGTTGACTCCCGACTTAACTCCCGATTTCGATGCTGCAAAATGTAAGGTCGTAGATTCATCAAAGTGTCCCAAAGTTAAATCTACCGAAAAGTTTTCAAACGAAACGCTTGTTCCAACTCTCATTGCCGGAATTGCATTATGTGCTGTCCTGCTTCTTCGCAAATAATGAGTTTAAGGAAACGAGAATTGAAGGACATAATAAGATGGACAATATCTTTCGAATAAAGAAACAGCGAGATACAACGTCTTCCAAGAAGGTGGACGTTGTATCGGGAACGTTGGATTCTGTCCATCAAACAATTGTAACGGGAATACGTCACGAAACTACGAATATTGATAGTTTGCGTATTCAGCTAGACTCTATGCGATCAGAGCTTTTAGAGTTAGATAAGTCGGTAAATTTACCCGATATTCTAAAAGCGTCTAAACTGCGGGAAGAAATACGGGATTTGTCGGAACGGTTGGATCAGACAAATCCTCTCACCGATTACTACCTCAAGAATGCCGATATTATGCTTAAGTATTACGGTTCGGGGGAAAAGGTTCAGCAAAGTACAGTTCCTACCGACCAAAACACGTTTGCCAAGTATTTGCATCAAAACACCACAGAGACAGCTGCTCCTTCCAAGAAGAAGCTGTTTGACGAATTTGCGACGCGCATGAAACTGAATACTGGCGAACCTGCAGAAGTCAAGAAAGCAGTGACGGAACATTGTGAGAAGTGTAATATTGCGCGTGAAGAATCTTCAGATGAAGGAATTTTAGTCTGTCCGTTATGTGGTTCGGAAGAGTATATGCTTGTAGTTTCTGACCAGCCTTCTTTTCGCGATCCTCCAAAAGAGCGGAACAATTATGCTTACAAAAAAATCAATCACTTGAACGAGATTCTCAACCAGTTCCAAGCCAAAGAGTCGACCATCATTCCCAATGAAGTGATGAATGAAGTCGTTCTGGAAATCAAGAAGAGGAGAATCCAGAATGTGGCAGAACTGACCGAAAAAGATATGCGCGAAATTCTAAAAAAGCTGAATAGATCAAAGTACTATGAGCATGCTACTCATATTATTTCTAGACTTAATGGTAACCCTCCCCCTACAATTACTCCTGAAATTGAAGAAAAAATAAGAGCGATGTTCCAGGAAATCCAGGCACCTTTTCTGATTTATTGTCCCGATGACCGAACCAATTTTCTGTCCTATTCGTACATTCTCTATAAGTTCTTTGAACTCCTAGAGTTAGACGAGTACAAGGTTTACTTTCCTTTGCTAAAAAGCCGTGACCGCCTTATTTCGCACGATGCGATCTGGCAAAAGATTTGTGATTACTTGAAGTGGGAGTTTATCCGAAGTGTTTAATGCAGCGCCTTCCACACCATCTTGTGTGTCAGAGCCCACGCAACACCAAAAACGACGGCGTGCGTTAGGGCAACCGTCATCTTTGAGCCACCTGGGGGTAGGGACAGAACGACACCGGGGGTCAGTACAAAGAAAAGCGCAGCAGCGTACAGAGCCATCCACATCATCTTGATATACTTTCTTCCGAGATAAAAATCAAATGAGCGGAATGCCTAGTGGAATACAATTAGATCAGACAAGTATTCCTCGGCGTTTTCGAATTGCCCCACTTCCTCCCAAACCTGACGTAAAAACGTCGTTTGTACCTAAAACAGTTCGTCGTGGTGGGGGTGGAAAGAAGCGTAAGAATCGTGGACGTAAAACTCGTCGCCAGACTCGTCGTAAGTGATAAGGCTTTCACATTATTTTCTTTTTGAAGAACATATCAATGATTAGTCGCTGGGGGTATCATCTCATCGTAGATGCTGCCAACTGCGTTCCTAGCTCCATTCGCTGTGCCCGTAATATTGAACAGTTTACCCACACGCTTGTCAAGCGTATCGACATGGTCGCGTACGGCAAGCCACAAATCGTAATGTTTGGAACAGGCAATAAGAAAGGATACACACTTGTTCAACTTATTGAAACGTCAAATATCACTGCCCATTTTGTAGAGGAATCCAACGATATGTACCTTGATGTATTCTCGTGCAAGCAGTTCGATCCGTCTGTCGTTGAAGCTGTGCTCAACAAACACTTCTTACCCCAGAACGTGAAGTCTCGGTATCTTGAGCGCCAAGCCGAGCACAAGGAACAGCCTGGATGGTAAATTAAAAATTGGAGAGGATGTTTCCATCCAAACTCCGTGTATGTATAGTTTTGTGCTCAATCGAGCTTGTATTTGTCCGCGGCCCACTTTTTGTAGAGGGCCATCGTCTTGCGGAGATACTCGATCTCCGGCAACATGCAGGCATAGCTCTCCCAGTCACCCGCCATCTTGGCGGCATCAATCTGGGTCTGCAAATCGCAAATTCCCGTCTCATGGGCAACTGCGAGATCAGATTCCAAATAGAAGCCAGCATACTCGCTGCGCTTCTTGGTCCACATGCGCTTCTCAAACGCAATGTGCTCGATATACTTGACAGCATCAGGCATATCTTTGAACGTCTCCCGCTCCTTCGCGAGATTCTCCATCTTTTTGGAGCAGAACTCCATGTACTTCATGAGCGACTCGCCGTCCTCAGGAACCTCCATAACACGCTCTAGCGGGATACCCCACGTGAGCTTCTTATGAGTCTTGGCGACATGCGGAACCGTAATGGTCGGCGTGTCGGCAATTATCTGGGGCTCAATAAACCCCATCGCCTCGTCACCCCAGCAGGATGACATCATGTGCTCGCTCATGTCGATAAGCATATCAGTCATGTTGTAGTCGTTAAAGGCTGTAATGAGACTCTCTACCTTACCAAAACCAATTCCGTTTTGTAGGTTAGTACGCATCAGTGTCCATAGGACACGCCTGATGAGGATCGCTCTCGTCAATACAATCTCCTGACGGGCACTGCTTGTATCCTACTGGACAATTTGCCCTTACCTTCGTATCGGGATTCCGAAAGTGCTGCTTTCTGTTATGAAAGTAAGCATAAAGCATATAAATGCTAAATATCAAAGGTAAAACTATTGTAATAATTACATTAAGCATATTAAGCACAACGTAGCTAGTATCGGACATTTATATTACTTAAGGGGAAGATTCTGACGGCTGCGGCACCTTTCCAGAATCCGTGCTATATGTCGCATGGCCAGTCGGGACACAATCATTTCCCTGCTGCACGAATCCGTTTGGGCATACCGCTCCAAAGTTACCAAACTTTTCGAGGTAACCTTTGATGTTCACCCAGTAGTACCGCATCACAAACGTCGTGACTACTGTGAACAAGAGAGCGTGGACAAGAAGGACTGTACGACGAGACGCAGACTTGGAAGGCAGAGTTATCAGAACCCCGGGAACGAACGCCACGAATAAGAAAAATGATAGAACAGAACTAACAATGTCCATTTATTATATTACATAAAGGATTTCTTTACCCAATTGCGATCCGCCTTGAACGTTTTGGAGCGGCCCTTTGAGCTGCGTTTGGTGTAGGTAGCCGCGGCATTCAGTTTACGGAATGTGGATAGAGCGCCGTACGAACGCACGGCCTTTTTTAACGCTTTGTGCCGAGCCGTCTTGTTCTTCTTTGCAGCGTATCCTAGCTTTACTAATTTACCCTCTTTTAACTCTCCAATACCGGGACCGTGGATCTTCTCCCACTTCGTACGATGAGTACGACGACGGCGCTTACCTGCATCCATCATACATCCTCCCATTTATTTATACCTTCTTCGTGAAAAATGATGGGCAGCACTTCTTGATCTCAACGACAGCAGCTTTCTCAATCTTCTGAACTTCCGAAGCTGCAGCCTTCTTTACTTCCGCCTTGACTAGATCTACAGCACGGATGACATGGGGCAGGGAATCGTTAACCCAGTCCATTGCCGCCATGCGAATAGAGAGTGGTAGATCGGCCGCACGAATATCGGCCTTAAGTAGCTCGGCAACCTTCTTGATCTTCTCATCCAGCGCTGCCTCTCCCTGGAGCTCGACCTCCACAAGCTTCACGAGCGCAAGCTTGAGGACAGCCGTCAGATCCGAGAAATCTACGGAAGCGGGGGCAGGTGCAGGCGCAGGAACGGGTGCCGGAGCCGCTTCTACTACACCGGTAGAGGCAGCCTCAACTGAAACAGAAGCGGCAACAGGTACTACGGGGTCTGACATTTTGTTACTACTCGGTAAATATTCTGTAAATGCGAACCCCAGACCAAACTCGTGTAAATGGGAGTAGCGGATTATAATGTAGGTGGCTGATCAGATTTTGGGCACGAAGAACATCCAGCAGGCTTCTCGGCTACCTTAATCTGCGAAGAAATGGAGTATCCGTACAGGACCACAACAAGTAAAGCTCCGACCGCACCGAGAATTGTCCACCACGATACCGTAAACATTTATTTATTCTTTAAAGCGAGTTAGAATCCCGAGAATAAACTCGGAGTAAAAAGTGGTTCTTTAGCTCACTCGGTAGAGCATCTGGCTGTTAACCGGAAGGTAGTAGGTTCGATCCCTACAAGAACCGTTTTAAGGCATGTAATAGAGTAAAGAATAATGGAATACGAATCTGATCGTGCACTGAATGATCCACAGTTAGAAGAGGCTAAACGCAAAGCCCTTTCTGATTTTGATACTTATTTCAATCTGAAAGGTGAAGTCCATGATCCAAACTGGGCCCAGCCAACGTACCAGTCTCGTGTTCCCACAGTTCCAGTCGACGAAGCCCAAGGGTTCTGGATCAATGGTGGTAAGATGGGTGGAAAAAAGGACGAACAGATTGGACCTATTCAGCGTACTTTTGATCACGATTTGCCAACTCTTCTAAAAAATGGACCAACAGATCTTCCAAAGGGCGAATGGGCAGAAGAGAAACTGACACCTGCAGAAATCGAGGGACGGATCAAGGCTCACGATTTTACATTCCCCGAGTTGTTGCCAACATTGGCATATTACTCACCTGCAGGAAACCTTGAGATGAGCGTTGATGAATTCAACAAGGGAGTCAACATAGGTCCAAATAACGAGCCAGTGTATAGGCAAGTGTTTCCCGAGGATAAAATGGCGTAGTTTTCGATAACCAGCTTACGTGTATCTAACCTATACTAACCAGTATGGGTATTCCTTTTTATTTTGCGAGTTTGATCAAGTCCCATCGTGGCATAACCGACAGCGTAAAACGTGGACTTCCACTCGAAGTTGACGTTTTAGGTGTAGATTTTAACTGCCTGATTCACCGATACCTCAAAGAAGAGCGACCGATTGAATCTATTATCGAAGCATTCGCTTACCTTTTGGAACATGTATGCAAAGCCAAGAAAGTTCTGATTGCTCTGGACGGTTTAGTTCCGTACGCCAAGATCGTTCAGCAGCGGTACCGTCGTATGCGCATCAAGGAAGAAACCCCTTTTGACCGTAACCTGATTTCGCCGGATACGCCATACATGCGCGAACTGGAAGCTGCCCTAGCCGCCAAGTTCCCGTACGCGGACATCAGTCGTACAACTGTACCTGGTGAAGGCGAACACAAACTCATTGTGGATATGAAAAAGATTCCCGCTGAACAAAGACGGTCAGTATGTATTTACGGTCTGGATGCTGACCTGATTCTCATTTGCCTCCAAAACAAAGAACTATCGGATCCTGGTAAGATGCATTTGCTTCGTGAAAGCGCAGAGTTTGATGACCCGAAGCTTAAGACAGCAGAGTTTGCTACTATGAATATCTGGGAACTGGCAACCCAACTTCCTCTTCCGACCGAACAGTATATGGCTCTGTCTATGCTCTGTTTCGGCAACGATTTTATGCCAAATTTGGGAATGTTTTCGTTGCGCGAAGACGGGTACAATCGCGCCCTCCAATTTTACCAAGAGTCCGGTCGGCCCGATTTGCTCACACCTGAAGGTCGTCACCAGTTCTTCAAGTACTCTGCGTCTCGCGAGATGGCGATTTTGAAGGAACGCATTACGCTACGCAAGCGACCTGAAGAGAAAGCTGTTCTGGGTAAAGATCAAACCGAGTTTTCGAGAAAGTACGGACTTCATATCCTGGACGGGGTGCTGGATATGGAGCCAGTGGTAGAAGCTTATTGGAAAACTCTGCACTGGTCCTGGCACTATTTTACGCAAAGTACCCCAATTAACTGGGGATGGGTGTATCCTTACGCGGACGCGCCTCTCGTATCAGATATTGTGAAATATGCTGAAACAGGAGTACAGAAAGGTAAATTGAATTTTACGTTGTCTGATCAATTGCATTTCATTATGCCGGCTTCTTCACTGAAGAAGACTCGCCGGCGCGTCAAGTTTCCTGACGAACTTCATAATGAGGAAACACGTAATCCATGGATGAAACGTCATTTCTGGGAAATGAAACCTCGTATTTCCCTACCTTGGAACCCTAACGACGAATTAACGAAAATCGTCCCGATCGTAGACTGAATCCGACTTGAACAGGAGACCCATCAGATTTCAAACCTGGAAGAACACCGCCTGTTTGCGAACGGGTAGGAATAATCGCTTCCAAAATATCATTTTCCGGTATTTGAATTGCGAAGTTTGTTTCACGAGGATCCCAGTATTCCGAATTGATTTTTATCATTTCGCGTACAGCTCGAGACATCATAAATCCCTCGGCATCCGGACTTGCCCAATTGCGCTGGAGGTACATAAGATACTGTTTTCGGTATTCTTTTGGGGGTGTCACTCTCGTCAGCATCAAAAGGGTATCGATGCTGGACATAACAGATGGTATAATTGGTTTATCGAGACGTCTATTGACTGTATTGTGTGCCCGACAAACGAATAAAAATACGTTAGCTCTACTATTCCACCATGACGGGTTCCTTGTTATGTACGTGTGGTACATTATCCCAAAGTGGCTTTTGCACGAGGGACACGAAATCGTTTCCGCAAATAACTCGATAAACTTCTTCAAGATCATTTTATCCGCATCTGATGGATGTTCAGGATAATTCGCAGAAATCGAATGGAGTGTTATCCACCCCAGTGGTCCCCACCTGGACGTCATTAATTATTCGGAGGAAATGAAACCAGCTAACATTGCGCCACTCAACATTTCTCGTTTTACACGAGCAGGCGTTTCCTTATTTTTTAATAGATTGTGCTTGGTTACCAGTTCATCGACTTTAGAATCGCTCATTTTGGATACAGCACGCTTAATCGTCTTGCGACGTCGCCTCTCTCCATGATCGGTGAATAATCGTATAGTGTGTTTACGTGAAGACTTTTTGAATGGCGGGGGTTTAGCAGGGTCTGAAACAGGCTTTACTTTAAGTGTCTTTTTCAGTACTCCTCGAGGAAATGTCTTCATACTCTTCTTCTTGCCTGCAGTTTTGATAACAGGTGGGGCAGGTTTGGGAATCGTTACGGCCGGTTTAGATTCTTCTGCACCCACCTTGGTGATCGTCACTTTTTTCGTGTCGGACATACGATCCTATTATAAAAACGAATAATTAGATTTACGGGAACTGGATCTTATAGAACCAGCATGGAGTGGGACGCAATCAAGACTTATTTTAAGAATGGTGTCCCGCGTCTTGTTGAGCATCAGATTGAATCATTTGAAGATTTCGTACGTAATAAGATTCCACTGATTGTGTGCTCAACTGCACCAATTGTGGTATGGCACGAACAGGACGAGACAACGAAGAAGTACAAGTACGAATTTCGTCTGACATTTGAGAATATCACCTACACGAAGCCTCGGATCCAGGAAGCAACTGGCCGAATTAAGCCTATGTTTCCCCAGGATGCTCGTACGCGCAACTTCACGTACGCTGCCCAGATGTTCTCTGACATCAGGTTTACGGTTCGGTCTTACAAGGCTCCGACGTATGCGACATTCGACGAAGAGGTGAAGGTATTTGAGGGCGTATCACTCGGCAAGATTCCAGTCATGCTGGGGTCATCGTTGTGTATTATGTCTGACTACCCGATGTCGAAGGAAGAAATTGGCGAGTGCCCATACGATCCGTTCGGGTACTTCCTGATCCATGGATCAGAGCGCACGATCTTGAGTCAGGAGAAGGTGGCCGATAATCAGATCATGATCTTCTTCAACAAGAAGACTGCGTCCAAGTACACATACTCTGCCGAAATGAAGTCGCTGCATGAATCGTTCACAACACCTCCCAAGAAGCTGGAAGTCCGAATTTCCGCCAAGTTTAATGGGTATGGATACCCCCTGACCATCTGCGCTCCTCGTTTCCGTGAGGATATTCCGCTGTGCGTAATGTTCCGTGCCTTTGGAGTTGAGAAGGATCAGGATATTGCCGATATCATTTGGCCGAACGGGGACGAGCGTCAGGTAGCGGCACTGGCAGCTTCATTCCGCGAGTGTGCAGACATTAAGGTCTTTACGCGCGACGATGCGATTGAGTACCTGACTCACCACCTACAGTATGGTACGACGCAGGACGATAAGAAGGCGTACGTTCGTTCTCTACTGGAGACAGAGTACCTTCCCCACGTTCGGTTTGGTGGAGATACGTCTCCTATCTCCGTACTTGAGGCACGTAAGGTTATTCTTACGGGCTGGATCGTTCGGAAGCTCATGCTGACCGAGGAAGGTATCTTGAAGGTTGATGATCGCGATGCATACCCAAATAAGCGTGTCGTATCTACGGGCGCTCTCCTAACTCATCTGTTCCGCCAGCTATTTCAGAAGGTATGCAAGGATATTCGCTCAAAGTTTGTTCATGAAGTCAATAACGACACTTGGAAGAAGCGCGAGACACCTCGGCCTCTAGAAGTTCTAAATGTGAACAATCTGTACAAGATCCTGAAAGTGTCGACGATTGAAGGAAAGCTCAAGCAGGCTTTGGCGACCGGTAACTTTACAGTACAGGGACTCGGTACATCTACAGTATCTACGGCGACCAAAATGGGCGTATCCCAAGTCCTGAATCGTTTGTCGTATTCGGCTACTTTGAGTCATGTGCGCCGTATTCAGACACCGGTTGAGAAATCTGGCAAGCTGCTGGCGCCACGTAAGCTTCACGGTACGTCTTGGGGATACGTGTGTCCAGTCGAGACTCCCGAAGGTCATTCAGTCGGTATTGTGAAGTCGATGTCTATGCTGACATCAGTCACGCAGCACAGCCCGGCGGCCGTAGTCCTGACCTTTCTCAAGAACCAGGCCGTAGAATGGATTCGCGATATTCGGAAGTATGATGGTACAATGATTATCCTGAATGGTGTGATTCTGGGGTACACTACGACCCCGGCCATTCTACATGATGCACTGCGTAGCGCAAAGAAGGCCTTCAAGATCCATCCGCATACTGGCGTTTCCTGGAACATTCATCAAAATATCCTGAACGTAGAAACGGACGGAGGACGGTTTGTGCGCCCGCTGTTTCGGGTAGAGAACGGTAAGCTTCTCGATGCACCAAAGGACTCTGTCGAATGGAACGACTGGGTTCGGACGTGTGTAGAGTACATTGACCCAGCCGAGACGGAAGTCATTCGCGTCTCAATGTTTCCGCGCGAAATCACGAAGTCACATACGCACTGCGAGATTCATCCGACTCTTATTCTGGGTCATATGGCTTCTTCTATTCCGTTCAGCGATCATAATCAGTCGCCACGTAATACTTACCAGTCAGCCATGGGCAAACAG